GACGTTGTAGCTGCTAAGAAGCTAGCAGGCTATAGCGACAACACACCTACACGTTTGATTGTAGATGCACTCAAGGAAGAAATTACTGAGGCAACTAGAACTTACTTCTCTCGTATTGCACCTAAAGCAGCTATGGCTATGACCCAAGCTTTGTATGATCCTACTGAGCTAGGTATTCGTGACAAGATGGCAGCAGCTAAAGATTTGCTTGATCGTGCAGGGCTAGCTAAGACTGAGAAGGTTGACGTAACATCTAGCGGAGGCGTTTTCTACCTGCCACCAAAGGAAGGTAAGAACGAATAGGACTGAATGCCATTACTTGATAGACAATCTCTAGGGTACTGGCAACTACCAAAGCCACACAAAGGCGAAGAGAAAGAGTGGCACGTAATAGCTAGAACTACTAAGCACGTGCCTTTCGGATACAGAGTACACCCCGATAACGATAAACTACTAGAACCAATAATAGATGAACTACTTGCATTAGATAAAGCTAAGGAACATCTAAAGCAATATAGTTACAGAGAAGTAGCTATCTGGTTGACTAAACAGACAGGTAAGTACATCTCACATTCTGGTTTGAAAAAGAGGGTAGACATTGAGCAAAGACGTAAGACAGCAGCTTCAATTAAACGCAAGCTTGCCAAAAGGCTCGAAGAAACCTTATCGGAGATCGAAAAACTCGAAAGGGAAGGGGTCGGGGCGTACCGTATCAGAGAACCAGAGTGATCAGCCACAGGTAGAAACAGTCGCTACTCATGTCACAGAGACTGTCCCTGCACAGGCTATGGCTCCAGAATACGATGTTGAGGCTGCACAGGACGTTGTGTTTAAGCCTAACCCCGGCCCCCAGACGGAGTTCCTCAGTGCTAGTGAGCGAGAGGTTCTTTACGGGGGCGCAGCAGGTGGCGGTAAATCATACGCTATGCTTGCTGACCCGTTGCATGGATTGAATGATCCTAACTTCAGTGGATTGCTTGTACGCCATACTACTGAGGAACTTCGTGAACTTATACAGAAGAGCCAAGAGTTATACCCTAAAGCTATTCCGGGTATCAAATGGTCAGAGCGTAAGTCACAATGGATTAGCCCTCGTGGTGGCAGATTGTGGATGTCCTACCTAGATAAAGACATGGACGTTACACGATACCAAGGTCAGGCGTTTAACTGGATTGGCTTTGACGAACTTACACAGTGGCCTACACCCTATGCTTGGGATTACATGAGGTCACGTCTACGTAGCGCCCAGTCAAGCCAGCTAGGTTTGTATATGAGAGCTACAACTAACCCCGGTGGCGCAGGACACCAATGGGTTAAGAAGATGTTTATTGATCCAGCACCATCTAATGATAGCTTCTGGGCTACGAACATTGAGACAGGCGATACTATTACGTTCCCTGCAGGACACAGTAAAGCTGGACAGCCGTTGTTCAAACGTAGGTTTATTCCTGCTAGCTTGTTTGACAACCCATACCTAGCTGACACAGGTGACTATGAAGCAATGCTTCTGTCGTTACCAGAACATCAACGTAAGCAGTTACTAGAAGGTAACTGGGATATTAATGAAGGGGCTGCATTCCCTGAGTTTAACAGGCGAATACATGTCGTTGACCCTTTTGAAATTCCACGTTCATGGGCTAAGTTTAGAGCTTGCGACTACGGCTACGGATCTTACACAGGTGTACTCTGGTTTGCAGTCGCTCCAGATGAACAACTGGTTGTCTACAGGGAACTCTATTGCTCTAAAGTTACAGCTACTGATCTAGCAGATATGGTATTGGAAGCTGAGGCTGAAGATGGTACAATAAGATACGGGGTGCTTGACTCCTCGTTATGGCATAAGCGGGGTGATACCGGCCCGTCACTTGCAGAACAAATGAACATGAAGGGTTGTCGCTGGAGGCCCTCTGACCGTTCTCGTGGCAGTCGTGTTGCTGGTAAAAACGAAATTCACCGCCGCTTGCAGGTAGACGAGTTTACTGAAGAGCCAAGGCTTGTATTCTTCTCTACCTGCACCAACACTGTAGCGCAGATACCTAGCATTCCGCTAGACAAGAAGAATCCTGAAGACGTAGACACGAATGCAGAAGACCACTTGTATGACGCATTGCGTTACGGTATAATGACAAGACCACGTAGCAGCATATGGGATTACAATCCAGCTACACAGAACTCTGGCTTCCAAGCCGCAGATCCAACTATGGGATACTAACTAATGGCAGACATGGACGAACTCTCCTACGAAACAGATGATGTTGTCGCAGCAGAAAGCGAAAAAGACAGCATCTTTGATTCTGTAAGCAGCATTGTATCCTTTGTAGAGGGGCGCTTCAAGCGGGCAGAAGATGCACGACTTGGTGATGAAGAGCGTTGGATGCGGGCATACCGTAACTATCGTGGCTTGTATGGCCCTGATGTACAGTTTACTTCTAGCGAGAAGTCACGTGTATTCGTCAAAGTAACTAAGACTAAGACACTTGCAGCATACGGTCAGATCATTGACGTACTCTTTGGTAACAATAAGTTTCCTCTTACAGTAAACCCATCAGTTCTGCCAGATGGTGTAGCTGAATCAGTACATATTAATCTAGATCCTAATGCAGATGCCGCAGGTGCTACACTTCGTGATGCATTTACTGATGAATCTGCACCTACGTATCTGTTTGGCCCGGACACTAAGCTGAAGCCGGGTGAAACTATTCAAGATCTTATGGATCGCTTAGGCCCACTAGAAAATAAACTACAGCCTGTATCTGATAAAATTATTGAAGGTGATGGCACTACACCTACTACTGTGACATTCCATCCTGCTATGATTGCAGCTAAGAAGATGGAAAAGAAGATTCACGATCAGCTTAACGAGTCTGGCGCTTCTAAGCATCTACGCAGCATGGCATTTGAGATGGCATTGCTTGGCACAGGTGTTATGAAAGGCCCCTTCGCTCTAGACAAAGAGTATCCTAACTGGAACGAAGAAGGCGAATATGATCCACTAGTCAAGACTGTACCTTCTACTAATCATGTATCTGTGTGGAACTTCTATCCTGATCCTGAAGCTACAAGCATGGATGATGCAGAATATGTAATTGAGCGTCACAAGATGTCTCGCAATCAGCTTCGTGGTTTGAAGTCTCGCCCTTACTTTATGGATGACGTTATTGAAGATGCTATCGACATGGGTTCTGACTATGTGCGTAAGCATTGGGAAACTAAGATGGAGGATGACGATAGTGTCTCTCCTGAAACAGAGCGCTGGGAAGTACTAGAGTTCTGGGGCTTTGTAGATGCAGAGATTCTAGAAGAGAATGGCATTAAGATTCCACGTGAGTTGCGTGACATGCCAGAACTCAACGCTAACATCTGGATAGTCAACGGTAAAGTTATTCGTTGTGTGCTTAACCCATTCAAGCCAGCCCGTATTCCTTACTATGCTGTACCATATGAGCATAACCCATACAGCTTCTTTGGTGTTGGTATTGCTGAGAACATGGAAGATACGCAGACGTTGATGAATGGCTTCATGCGTATGGCTGTAGATAATGCTGTATTGTCTGGCAATCTTATTATTGAGATGGATGAAACCAATCTTGTACCGGGTCAAGACTTGTCTATCTATCCGGGTAAGGTATTCCGCAGACAGGGTGGCGCTCCGGGTCAAGCACTCTTTGGCACTAAGTTCCCGAATGTAGCACAAGAGAACATGCAGTTGTTCGATAAGGCGAGGGTACTTGCAGATGAATCTACTGGCTTCCCTAGTTTTGCTCATGGTCAAACTGGTGTCTCTGGTGTGGGCCGCACAGCTTCTGGTATTAGTATGCTTATGTCTGCTGCTAACGGTAGCATTCGTACAGTTGTTAAGAACGTAGATGACTATCTGCTAGCACCTATTGGTCGTTCCTTCTTTGCATTCAACATGCAGTTCGACTTTGATCCTGATATTAAGGGTGACTTAGAAGTACGTGCTAACGGTACAGAAAGCTTGATGGCTAATGAGGTACGCTCACAGCGACTCATGCAGTTCTTGCAGGTGGCAAGCAATCCAATGCTAGCACCCTTTGCTAAGATGGACTACATCATTCGTGAGATTGCTAAGAGCATGGATCTTGATCCTGACAAGGTGACTAACTCTATGCAGGACGCAGCGATCCAAGCAGAGATCATGAAAGGCTTCCAGCAGCCTGCACAGGCCCCTCAAGGCGCTCCTATGGGGCCTGAAGGCCAAGAAGTAGCTGGAGCCTCTCCTATGGACGCTACAGGCGCTGGTGGAGGCACTATTGGCACAGGCGTAGCACCAGCACCGGGTGAGCAAGGATTCTCTGGTAATGTCGCTTAAGTCATTTGTTAATAACAAAGCTGAGTGGGATGCATTCTGTGAAATGCTAGATGAAGCTGTTGGTATCTACCACAAGCAGCTAGAACAAAGCGAACAGACTGTAGACATCTATAGAGCGCAGGGCTGCATTCAAGCTTTGCGTAAACTTAAGTATCTGAGGGATAAAGTTAATGGATAATGCTAATCAGATGGAGTTCCTCTTTGAGGAGGGTGGAATTGCAGATGACGGTATGAACCGTGATCCTATTTCTGGTAACGAGGTTCCGTCTGGTTCTCTTGCACAAGAAGTACGTGACGATATTCCTGCACAGCTTAGTGAAGGTGAGTACGTAGTTCCTGCTGATGTTGTTCGCTACTACGGTGTAAAGTTTTTTGAAGACCTACGCAGTGATGCTAAGATGGGTCTTACTCAGATGGAGCAAGATGGCCGCATTGGCGGTGATCCTGTCGGTATGGAAGGTGACGATGTAGAACTAACACCTGAAGAAGAAGCAGAACTTCAAGCTATTATGGGTGTAGCTGAAGGTGGTGTAATTACGAACACCTATGATAGACTTCCACCTCAAGCTGTAGGTAATACAGGACAAGAACAACAGCTAGCTGAGATGGATCAGCAGATGCGCCGTGCTTTTGAAGAAGGCGGTGATGTACCTGCAGTAACACAACTTTCTCCTGACTTCTCTCAGTTTAGACCCGGTTTCAGCTTTATGGGTTCAGGAGAGTATACACCTCCTGTAATAGAACCTAGCAGAAATGTTACTTTGTACGGCCCTAACGGTGAAGTTATAAACCTTATCTTACCTGCAGATCAAGCTAGGTATAATGAACTTAAGTCGGAAGGCTATAGTGAAACACCTACTGTAACAGCGCCTACACAACAACAAGTTGCGCCACAAGACTCTGATAGCGGAAATGAAGGCTTTGATATTCCTCGTGCTACATTAGACACAAATAAAGCACTTACAGGTGCTTATGATTTTAGTCCTACAGACATTGATGGTATTATGGAAGACCCTCTTGCATGGGGCGCTTCTCAGCTTCAACGCCCTAATGCCTTTGCTAAAGGTGCAGCAGGCTTAGTTGGCTTGCTTGGTGGGCCTGTTATGGGAGCTATTGCTGGTGGAGGGATGGCAGCAGCAGAAGCACGTAATATTGCAAAGACTAGAGCAGCCATTCAATATGCAAGAGCGCAAGGCTTAGATACTTCAAATCTAGAAGCGCAACTAGCAGAGTTTATCGAAGGTTCTTCTTTTGCAGTTAGAGGCATTGTAGGCTCAGAAAACATGGCTACAGGGGACAACTTCCTTGATCAAATTAATGCTGCAGTAGAGGCTGCAAGGCTAAGAGCGCAAAGAACTGCACCTGAAGTCTTAGACCTAGTTAGAAAACGTAATGCAGCTATCTATGCAGCTATTAAAGATCCAACAGCACAATATGACCCCGGCTTCTCCGGTTATCTAGAGGATCTGCAAAGTGGTAGAACAGGTACGGGCTGGAGAGGTTATGCAGTAGGTGACATCTCTGGTATGGACGGGAATGTGGCTGGTGTTGTAGCTTATGACGCAGTAGCAGCAGGTGAAAAACGAACAGGTGACGATTACGGTTTGACTGCTAAAGCAGGGCGTGTAGATAATCGTACCTTGTATAGAAATGAACAAGGTCAGCTTTATGTAAGGTCAGGCTTCTTAGGTAGAGGTGTTCAATTACTTGATGGAGATTATATTACACTAGATAATGGCATTGTAGTACAGAATAACGTAACTAATGCTCGTTCTCTTGGTCAGCATCTTCCGTCTGCTGGAACTACAGCACCTGCAGCACCCGCACCTGCAGCACCCGCACCTGCAGCACCTGCGCCTCAACCTCAATCACAACCTCAAAGTTCAGGCAGCGATGACGATAGTGGCGGCGGCAATAGCTATTCATTCTCCTATTCACCTCCAAGCCAACAAGAAGCTAGATCGTCTGTCTCAGAACAGCAATCTAGATCTGGCGGCCGTGGCGGCGGCATGTCTGGAGGTGCAAATCTAGACACTGCATACAGTATATCAGGCTTGAAAGACGGAGGCTTTGTATCACGGCGTAAGAAAAAGTAAAGCTACACAAACAATAACTATAAGGCTACCCAGCACAATGCTGGCCCCAACATAAAGGAGTAAAACATGTCGGAAGTAGCAGCACAAGCAGTAGACTCTGCATCTCATGCACGTAACGCAGCAAGAGTAAAGAAGGATGAAGAAGAACTTCGTAAACTTATGGCAGAAGCTCGTGGAGAAACTGATGAAGAATCTACCAGCGATATTCAGCAAGAAACCCCTGAAGAAGCTCCGCAAGAAACAAGTCGTGAAGCCGACACCAATGAAGAATCTAAAGAAAGCCGTAAAGAAGAGCCGCAGCTAAGCAAGGAAGAGGAGTCCTTCAAGAAACGGTATGGCGATCTTCGTAGACACATGCAAGAGAAAGAGCAAGAGTTCAAACTAGAACTAGAAAAGCTTAAGTCTCAACTAGAGAGGTCAACTAAGAATGAACTTGTCTTACCAAAAAGTGAAGACGAGATTGCAGCATGGGCTAAAAAATACCCTGACGTTGCTGGAATCGTGGAGGCTATTGCTGATAAGAAAGCTTCAGAACGCTCAAGCGATCTTGACAAGCGCCTTAAAGAGATTGAAGACCTTAGAGTCCAAGCTAAGAAAGATAAAGCTGAAGCGGAGTTAATGAGTCTGCATCCAGACTTTACAGAGATTCGCTCAGATGACGAGTTCCACGATTGGGCTGAAGCACAGCCTAAGTGGGTACAAGACGCTCTCTATGAGAACGTTGACGATGCAAAGTCAGTAGCTCGTGTTATTGACTTGTACAAAGCGGATAAAGGCATCACTAAAAAGAAGACTACCTCAGAAGATAAATCTGCAGCCTCTTCTGTTAATGCCAAGACCCGCAACACACCTGAAGCTGACGAGAGTAAGTCTTACTTCCGTGAGTCGCAGGTGAATAAGATGTCCACTAAAGAATACGAAAAGAACGCAGACGCTATTATGGACGCTATTCGTAGTGGAAAGTTTGTTTATGATGTCTCAGGTAGAAAATAATACTTGACAAGGCCACATTCATAAGTATAACTATATACATACAACACTTAGTAGATCTAAGTTTGTGTGTCTAACCAAGACAAAGCCGCAAAGACTCACCCATGAGTGCAGGCCCAGCGCTACAAGGTAGGCCAACTGAGTAGCAAGCTGACCACCCTGCCACGACTGGCCTCTTTCGTGGATATGACTGTCTTTATATCTATATAGCCATATCTATAGGAGGAACTTAACTATGGCTTTCGCTTCCGTATCAGGTTACGGGAACCTGCCTAATGGCAACTTTTCCCCAGTAATCTATTCTAAGCAGGTACAACTTGCATTCCGCAAGTCTGCTGTTGTAAACGCAATCACCAACAACGACTACTTTGGTGAGATCGCAAACCAAGGCGACACTGTTCGCATCATGAAAGAGCCTGAAGTAACCGTCAACGCCTACGCACGTGGCACGACTGTTGCAACTCAGGATCTAGTTGACACCGACTTCCAACTGGTTATCGACAAAGCTAACTACTTTGCATTCAAGCTTGATGACATCGAAGAGGCACACAGCCACATCGACTTCATGAACTTGGCAACTGATCGTGCAGCATATCGTCTTGCTGATCAGATGGACAAAGAAGCTCTTGGCTACCTCGCAGGTTATGCAGGCGGTGACTTGACTGAAGATGGTGTTGCTGACGCAGTTAACACTACCGTCAACGGTACTAAAGCAGATTCTACTGCCGGTACTGACGAACTGCTTGCAGCTAACAAGCTGAACAAGGGTGACTTCGGTAACATCACCACTTCTGGTGCTGATGACCATTCGATCCCTCTTGCAGCACGTCTGCCCGGTGCAACTGCTCAGTCCACTTCAACTGCAACCCCTCTGCAAGTTATTGCACGTATGGGTCGTTTGTTGGACGTACAGAATGTTGACTCTCGTGGTCGCTGGATTGTTCTTGACCCAATCTTTATTGAAATGCTCAAGGACGAAGATTCCCGTGTCATGAATGCTGACTTCGGCGGCACTGGCTTGATGAACGGTTTGGTTCTCAACAACTTGCATGGTTTCCGTGTATACGTATCCAACAACCTGCCTTCTGTAGGTACTGGTGCGGGTACTTCGGGTACTGCTAACCAGAACACCAACTACGGTGTTATCGTTGCAGGTCATGACTCTGCTGTTGCAACTGCTGAGCAGATCAACAAGGTTGAGTCCTATCGTGATCCTGATTCGTTTGCAGACATTGTACGTGGTATGCATCTCTATGGTCGCAAGATTCTGCGTCCAGAAGCGCTTGTTACCGCAAAGTACAACGCAGCATAATGTTACATGGAGGGGCTGCTTCGGTGGCCCCTTCAGCTTATCCATATGAACCTTGTAAGCCAAACATATAAGTCTGTACTCAAGCAGACACACGCCCAACTAAATGATACGTGGGGTGGTGGTCATAGTGTAGACAAGCTTCCTAAGTACGAAGCTGATATGCAGGCTAAAGAAGTTACTACAATCCTAGACTATGGTTGTGCTAACGGTAAGTTCAGGGTTTATATGAATAAGCACAAGCCACACTATGATGTGAGGGAGTATGATCCGGGCATCGAAGGCAAAGACACAATGCCAGAACCAGCAGACTACATTGTATGCTGTGATGTTATGGAACA